TACCTGCGCTCTTATCACCGTTGTCGCCGGAGCTCTTTCTTTCTGCACCATGGCCAGGTTCTTTCTTCTTGAACGCTGTCTTACCTGCGTTGCCGCCTGGTACGTTTACGTTGCCAAAGTTTTCTTCTTTAGTACTTGGATTCAACAATCCACCCTTTGTACCGCCATTGCCTGATTCTTCTCTGCTGCCTGCCATCATGTTTGCACCGCCCATTCTGTTTGGCTTTGCAACTACTGATCTTGGGTTTTGTCCATTGTCGCCAGGCTTTGGTGATGGAACTTTGTTCTTGTACTCTAACATTAGTTCATCGTCGCCTTCCATTGGCTCCATTGCCATCATGTCGTCGCCTTCTTCTGGCATTACTTCCGTGTCGTCCATTCCGCCCATGTCGTCACCGCCCATGTCGTCTTCGCCGGCCATTAACTGTTCAAATTCTGCTTTTAGTTCTTCTAAAGCATCTTCTAGATCTAAAATACGATCTGATTGTTCTGCGTCATCCATGCTGTCATCAGACTCTTCATCGTCGCCGAAATCCAATTCGTCGCCTTCTTCGTCATCAGCTGGTTCTTCGTCGTCACCCATGTCAGCGTCATCTGCTTCGTCGTCAGCTGGTTCTTCGCTGTCGTCTTCTTCGTCGCCGAATGCTTCTTGAGCATATGGATTACCTGTGTCGCTTGCTTCGAAATCTTCAGATAGTAACTCTTCATAGATTTCACGTGATTTAGCAACTACGATGTTGTGGAATATTTCTTTTGCTGTTTCTTGATCTTCGTTGATCAAGGCTTCAAGCATTGCTTCAAATTGAGCGCGGTCAGTCATGTTTATTCTCCTGTGATTTGTGATACAAGGCTGTAATATATTTACACTTTAATTACAAAAGTGGGTAGATATAGCATAAATTTAGCCTATTATATGCTACTGTTTAATTATTGTGGTGCGGCTGGAGGTGCGGCATACATTGAATTTATAAATTCTAATTCGTTTTCCTGTTCTAGAATATGTGCTTCACTACTTTTGCGCAGTTCGTTGATTTGTTTTAATGTTAATCTCGTCTTGCGGGTGTCATCAGTATGTAACATAGTGTCGTCACGCTGGGGGCTATAACGTAACTCGTTACTCAAGTCACGAGTGTTTGGGTCAATATAAAACAATTCTCTAAGTATCATCTTGTATTTATGCGGCGGGTGCAGTTGCTGGGCCTGCTGGTGCAACTGGTGGAGCAACTCCGCCTTCTTCAGGCATTGCATCTTCCATATCTTCTGGTGGAGTCATGTCGCCGGCAGCGCCTAAGTCGCCTTCAATCCCTGCGGCACTTAGTCCTGCACTACGTAACTCTCCAGCGGCATCAGTACTAGTTGCCTGGCCCTTACCAGATTCTTCGCCCCATAGGCGTTCGTTTTCTGCAATTTCTTCATCAGTAAGGCCTAAGAAACGTTTTAGTGCAAATCGTTTACTCATGTAAGGCACAGCCTGTACTGTGTTAAATGTGTTGATACGTTCAGCATCAATGCTGGCCTGCTTGCTACTTGCAAAGTTTAATGGAGGATTAAACTTTAATTCAAACAAGTTTGCATCTATGTTCATGCCTTTAAAGTACATGTATCGTTTGAATTCTACGTCAAAAACCGTTGATACCAGTGCTTGCAAGCGTTCACAATACTTGTTAAACCGCAGTTCTTGAATGTATGCTGTGCCCACACGTCCATCATTAAATGACGCTTGACTGTCGTCCGCGCCGGTTGGCAAGTAGCTACTTGGTATACGTAACCCACGGAATAACTTGTTGGTAAAATACTTTAAATCGTCAATTTCGCCAAGGTTTGTGCCGCCAGCAAGTGTTTCTACTTTGCTGCCACGACCTTCAGCAGTTGTTGGGAAGAAGTAATCCTCGTTAATGCTCAATGGATTATAAGCCGAATCAATGACATTCTGACCGCCACCGCTCTGACTTGGAATACGACGTTGATGTATTTCATTTTTAACACGTTCCACGAATGCCATGGCCAAATGACTTGGCATATTACCCACATCAATGTGAAACACTCTGCGCTCCGGAGCACGTTGTATACGATAAATTAAAATGGCATCTTCCAGCAATTCTTTTTGCTTGTAGACTTTAAAAATGTTTTCAAGTAAACTATTTCCAAATGGAAAGTTGTTGTCTAAACCTTCACTTAAACTCAAATGAATCACATGTTCAGCGTCAATTGCATGTTCAGTTTCACTGATGCCAAATCTATTTGAACCACCGCTTACTGGAAAAGATCCATTGGTACCTTTGCTTGCGGCCATGCCCGACAATCCGCTGTTAGGTAAACCACCGCCTGAATTTTTAGGGTTAATATTAGCAGTGATCTGTGTGGCAACCAAACTCATGAAGTTAGGAGCAAGGTCTTTAACTATGTACTGTTCAGGTTTTTTGCCGTCACTTTCATTCACAATAACTTTGACCATTTTGCTGGGATCCATCCAGTTCCACTTTTGTGTTTCTGGATCTCTGATGAAGAAACAGTCGCCTTATTTGAATGTGTTGCGCAAAATTCTAAAAATTCTGATATCAAACTGTTGTAACTTGACCCACTGTTGCAAGTACTCTGACAATATTCTAACTTCTGAGTTGGTGGCTTTGTTTCTCCAACCTACTGTAAAAGGACTTTTACCATCTTTGAGTTTTTGTGTGCAAAATTCTGCAAGAATATCCAGTGCCGCATTGACTTCTGGATCACTGTCCATGACTTCGTATTGTTGATATCGCTCAACTCTGTTTGGGCTACCAGTGTACACATCCGGCAAATAGTTACTGTAGTTTGTCTGGCTTGGACCTGGGCGACTGGACCCGCCCATGTTGCCTGAAATAGGACTAAGGGACGATGACACATCCGTTGGCGTAAAGTATTTTTTCCATGACATATTAGTGTTCTATCCTTAAGCGAATCTATTACCAGACAAACTTTTAGTAGCTTTAACTTGTTTGCCCGCAGTTTCAACGGAGTCGGCGCTGTGTTGTATTAGTTGTCGTATGCTTGTATTTAACTGAATTAATTGCTCGTTAAGATCGTTTAGGCCAACTTTGTTTGACTGCTCTTCGTATTTTGGTTCTTCCGTTGTGTAGTCAATCTCTTCTGGCTCCGGTATAGGGTTATTATCACTAGTACTGGTTATAGAATCTATAGAGTTTGATTCAGCATTTTTAATTTTAGTTCTATTAATTTCAGGTGTTATAGACTCATTAATTTTAGAGGCTTGTATTTCTGCTTTCTTTTGAGCGTCTACTTGACTCAATCCCTGCATCATATTTTTTTGTATATCAGCTATGCTCACAGTGCCAGCTTTGTCTGATTTGGCTGCTTCTGCCATTTTTTGAACGTTTGCTTGACTCGTCCTTTGTGCTGTGTTTACACCAGGTTCTGTAACAGTCTTAGACGTGGTACCGTCACTGATACGTGTTGATAATTTAGCAGTAGCTTCCTGCATACGTGCTTCTAATGCCTTGGCTTGTGGATTATCCCTCATGGCCCGCATGATGTCAGATGGTTTAGCATCCGCACCTAAGTTACCTTTTACTTGTGCTCGTATGTCATTCTTTTCTGTTTGAAATTGTGCTTTTACTGCTTCTAATTCCTTCTTAGCAGATTTGGCATCGTCATTTTCAACAGTGGACCTAGTAGTAGAGCCGCCGCCTGATACTGAACTAATAGTGGTTGTGATTTCTTTTAAGCCGCTGGTAATTTTACTAACATCAAGCCCACCAGATGTTGGTTGTTTGGTTGTAGCAGATTTCATCACATCGCTGATAGCGTTGCTGGCAGAACCTGATAACAAATTCTTTAGTTGTTCGGGTGTTACTACTGTTTCGCCTTTGTGTAGTTTGGCCACAACATCTGTGGGTTCAGTTGTTTGTCCTGTTTCACCCAATGTACCGTGTGTACGTTCTTTTTGAGGCCCGGGCCCGGCTGCTTTGAGACGTGCGGCTGATTCTTTAGACTGGCCGGGTGCCACAGTGTCTACTATCTTTGTTTTGGCTTTATCAAATCGTTTGTCCGATTCATCCTGATTAGTATTATTACCAAACCCATACTTTTCCAACGCTTGTCTAACTGCTTCAATTTTTTCAGGACTTCGTCCTAATTCTTGATTAAGTTTTCGCAATTCACCGCTGGCTGAAGCGGCATTCATAGCCGCGGATTCATAAACTGAATTTAGTGCTTGAGTAGCTCTTGCACCTTCGTTCTGTGTTCCCGGCGCACCGTATGGTCGATTTTTTCCTTCTTGAGTTCTACCGCTTATGGCTGCATCACCTATGCCAACCAGTTGTGCTTTTTGTGCTTCTTCAGGAGTAAGCCCTTCTTTACGCTGTGTGTAACCTTGCCCAAACTTTTGAGTGTTTTCTGCTTGGGCTCTTTCGTAAGCGGCTTTTTGATTTGAATCTTGTGTAGTGATTGCTCGCTGTGCAAATTGTTTGCTGTTTTGATAGTCATTTGCTTTTGCAACTTCGGATCTCATTCGTTCTTCGGCTGCAATTTTTCGAGGATCATCTTCGGCTAGGCCAGCA